TGATCTTGTTTATACCGCCTGATAAATCTTTTGTCATGTATTGAGTATCTTTATACTCTGGATCAGGTGTTGTTGATGCTTTTCCAGGAACTTCTTCAACTGCTTTTACTTCTGCTTCTGCTTCTGGCTTAGGTGTTGGTAATGGAATTGTCATTTCTTTTTCTTTTGGTTCTGGTACGCCTGCACTTTTGAAAATTTGTGCAATTGCCGCCATATCTTCTGGAGTATCTCCGTACAGCATAACCTGTGATGCTTCTTTAAGATGTATTTTTTTCACATCTTCTTTCATTTGCTCTTTGCTTTGAATAGCATCTATTTTTGTTAAAAAATCTCTAATGTCCATATTACTATTTACCTTTCGACTTACCTGAAATAGGTGAAGTTGTACCTTTTGAATCTTCTGCGTTTTCTGTGGATCCGCCACCTGGTTTAATTTCGCTTGCGGCATCTGGAGCCGATCTTTCTTTACGAGCTTTTTCTAATTCTTTTAATAATTCCATAACTCTTGAAGTGCCTACTGTTTTTTGTTCGTCTTTGCTGTCTTCATAAGGCGTGTTAAGTTTTGCTTCATACGGTGCATCTGATTTTTCTTCTTGATATTCTTCTTGAGCTTCACCTGGAGTTCTCACTATAACATGACTTTCTGGCACATTGCAATAGTTTTTTATGTACTGTTGTAACACTGTTGCTGTTGTTGGATATTGTAATTCTGTTTCAAAGTATGTTGTTCTTTCATTTTCAAGAGCAGGAAAATCCAATGGTCTTTTTGTTATTGGAGTCTTTTTACCGTTGCTCATTTTAACAACTACAAATTTTTCTAATGCTGATTCTAAACTGTCAGCGAAACCTTCTGGCAAATCGCCTGCTACACCTATTTTAAAAGGGTATGTTTTTGTGCTTTCTGCTAGGTACTGTTGTAATTTACTTGTCATTTTTGTCATCTCTATCTTCTTTGTTGTATTTATCCATCTTTTTAAGTTTTTCCAATAAACTGTTACGGTCTGATATCACATATCCTTCTCCTTGCACCACGTTTGTGTCGGAATCGCCTGTTTTTTGGTCTTGTTTTTGTTTTTTAAGTTGTAAATCAACCATCTTTAACTTTTTATCCATCTTTGCCACTTTGGCATCCAATGTAGTTTTTAACATATTTCCTGCCACTTCAAATATACGAGCCGAGTATCTACTTTCCACATTCATACCCAAATCCATTAAATCTTCGTAAGCAGTAATGGCACGTGTACTAACATCATCCAATTCTGAATCTCCTAGTTCTCCTAAACCGTCAACTTTTGGTAGTGCCGCCGCAATTTTATCAAACTCTGCAATGTCTCGCATTGTGGATTGTTGCTGTTCTATGCTTTTGCTTTTGTTTTCTGTTTTTTTATCTTCTGCTTGTGATTTTTCTTGTTCTTCTTTCACAATCTCTTGAGATTCTGGAAGATTAAGCAGTTCTTCTAATTTTTTGGTCATAAGTTATATTTTTATTTAGTGTTAACCTTTTTTGGCACCATGAAAAATGTCTTTTTCATTTATCACTCTGAAACGAAATCCTTTGTTCTTGCACCACGCCTGAGCACTGCTCCATTTGGCTTTATTGATGATCAGTTGTGCTTGATTGTATCTATTCTTTCCTACTTTTTCTATCAATGTTTGATTTTCTGGTTTTATTTCTATAATTTCAGCATGCGGTCTTCCATTTTTATCTGTGTATGCGATGAAAAAATCCGGAACGTATATGGTGTATTTTCCTGTCATAGGATGTTTGTAAGGAATTCTTATAGATTCGTTTGCCCATTTTTGTATGCTGGGACTTTCATCACAAAACTTCATAAAAGCAAATTCCCAACTGCTTCTATACAAAGGAGTTCGACCACCCACGTACTTGTCTGGATTTTTTATTTGATACTTACCTTGAGCGAACTTCGCCATTGGACTATACTACTATGTTACGTTTTTCTGAAAGATTTTTTTCAGTTTTAACTTTATAACCAAGTGATGATGTGTTTGATCTGTTGTGATTTAAAATCTCTGTAACAATATAACTCAACTGCACTGTGTCCATACCTTTTAATGTATCCAACAATTCAAAAACTTTTACACCGTCTATCTTTGCTTGTTGTAGTATCACTGTTGCTGTTGATATACTTGCAGTTCTTTCAAATCCTCTAGATTCAAAATATCCTACAACAGCATCAACATCATTGCTGGGAAACGATATAGTATCATTGAAATAATTATTAAAAAATTCTTTTACTGGTCCACTACTGTCGTTGTTTTGTTTAGGTATGTTTGACATTTTATTTCCTTTACTTTTTTATAAGTGCTTTAACAATTTGTTTTGCACCAGAGCCTATGTTAGATGCACTTCTTCCGATGAAAGTGTTTGGCACACCATAAGACTGATCTGCTGTGTTGCCTATTCTTCCAATTGCTCCTGTTAATATGTTAAACCCTTCTTGTTTTAATCCTTCTTTAGATAAATTTTTTGCATTTTTTAATCTGTTGGCTGTTCTTATTATAGAACCCAATGTGATACCTTGTCTACTTGCACCCAGTTGACTGCCGATGTATGTGTATGGTCCATCATTAGCACCAAACAATCCTGATAACACTCCGCCAGTGCCAAGTAAACTTGTAGATCCTCCACCCGATAATGAATTAGGTGATGGTGTTTTGTCGTAATGTTCTTTGCCAAATCCAGCAGGAGCACCGTTGGCTTGTACTCTGCCTCTAGAATAAAACACTGCTTCATATTCCACTGACATCTGATTTTGTACAGGTGCTGATTCTTGATTATTCATTGAATCATGTTGCCATCTTTGGATTATAGGATTAACCAATGTGTAACAAGTGTAAGTTTTTCTTGCCATCTGATAAATTTGAATACTTGTGAAAAAAGGAATATTTGCATTGTTGTCTAATCCAAATCTATTTTTAGTGTTTTTATTATTTGTCAATCCACCTGATTTGCTGTAAGGTCTTTCAGTACTTGTGGACTGATTTCCTTGTGTATCTTTACTGGCATAATTTCCATCATTGAAATAATATCTATAATAAGTTTCCCATAGTGCTGTGGTTACACCATAGTTGTCGTCATGAAAAGTTATGTTGATTGGATCATACGAAATTTTAGTTTGTACTTTTCTTTTTACGTTGTACTGTTGTGCTGTGATCATGTCCACAGTGTATTGTGGCAAGTCCACGGCTTTAACCAACATGTTAAGTTCTCGTTGATGATTGCTTAATGGCGGATCAGTAATAGCCGCTTGTGGATTAATATTGAAAACCACATGATATAAAAACTTTTGTTTGGGTGCTAATCTAAAACTGTCATCTACATACAGTCTAGAAGCATGGCTGAAATCTGCTAGATTTCCTTTGGGATTAAGTGTCCCTTTAAGAACATTGTCTAAAAAACCTTTTAGTAAATTTGCCATATACAGTATTTATGTAAGGGAAAAATGTGATGTTTTAAAAACAAAAAAGGGGCCTAAGCCCCCTTTTCAATTTATAAATGCTTACGAAAATTACGCACCGCCGCCCGTAATTAGCGTGTTTGTGGTTCTGCCTACAGCAGTACCTACTCCTGTTCCTTGTGGAGTCTGGATAGCATTGTCGTATCTTAATGCTAACGTTACAGTAACAGGCTCTGATGTTTGATATGCTAATTGATTGTAGTTTGCTGATTCAATGTAGCAACCATACAGTTCAAATGTTTCTAAAACATTTACTGTGTTGGCACCATTTGCACCGTCTGTAATTTCTATTCTTGTTACGAATTTGTAGTCTGAACCTGAAGCCGCCGCACTCATTTCAAAGAAGTCAAATTGTTTCTGTAATTGTTCACCAACAAGTTTTTGTACGTTGTTGCTGACATCTTCTCTTAATGTTAGTGTAACAGTTTCCCATGTGTGTTTACCTGCTAGATATACTTTAGAGTTATAAACGTCAATGGTTGTTGTTTCAAAACTTAAATTAGGTCTTGTAATATCTACAACTTGCTTTGTAAGTTCAGTAGTTGGTGTAGATACACCAAAGTTTTCTAGTGATACTCTAAAACGATACTGTAACTTTGGCATTAACAGACCTTGGTTAGAAGCAGATTGGTTACTGTCTAAAGGTACTGTAATTTTTGATAGTGTAGATATACTCATTTGTTTCTCCTATAATATTTATCTATTATAAACCTGCTATTTCGCCAGTATTTTTCAATCTTAATGGTACGTAGATGAACTCTACTGCTTTGACTGGTTCAATCGCAATATCTAAGTACAACTCGTTTCTGTCTATTCTTGTTGATGTGTTGTTTGATTCATCACACACTACTAAGAAATCAAAAATCGCTCTGTTACCAACTAGTTCTAGTAATAAACTTTCTGCTTGAGCTTTGATTTCATCTCTTGTGATTTTATCATTTGGCTCAAATACATAAGGTCTCGCTAATTTGTTTAATTGGCTTCTTAGGTAGATTACTAATCTAGCAACATTGATTCTGTCTAGTGCAGAACTACCAGCAAATCTTGTTTTTTGTCCGTAGTTGACTAAGCCAGCACCTGTTATGAAAGTAATTGGGTTAACATTGTTTGAATACAATGTGTCTCTTTGACCTTCATTTAATGAAGTTGAAACAAATTCGCCTTCATTGCTGATGTAACCTGTTGAAGTAGCATTTGTAATTCCACCTCTTCTTGTACCTGCTGGAGCAAACCATGGGAAAGAAACTTGATCGCTTAATGCAATTGTTCTTAACATCATGTGACTTGCTGGAACAACTACATTGTTACCGAAGTTATCACTTGTGAATCCTGATGGATAAAATACTCCAAGATATTCGTCTGTGCTTACAAGTCCATTGTCGTTGTCTTCAACTGCTAGGTTAACGTTTGTTGCCCAGTTTTGTAAACTTGTTGCATCTGGTGTTAATCTCATTGGTGAGTCACCAATTATAAACGCTGACAATCCTCTGTCATTGTTTAATGAAATCATTTCGCCGATTAATTCTGGATATCCTGGTGTTGCCATGATGTTAAACAATCTAGATTCATCATCTCTGATTTCTTGATTGCCATTAACCATTGCTTGTAGTTTTTGCACAATAACTTTTCTTTGTGCTTTTCTACCAAATGATCCTGAACCGTCTGCCTG